AAATAATTATTTATATATTTGTAACAATTAATTGATGTGAAGCTACATCAAACTATTACAAATGAACGTAAATACTAACTTTTATAGTACAGCCTTAACTGATTTTATTATTGGTTAAGGCTTATTTGCTTTATATATGGGATTTAATTTTAATCTTGGTTACAATAGTAATAATTTACCTAACTATGTTGAAAGAGATAGTGCTGGGAATTGGTTTTATTCTATATTAGATGCGTTTACAGGAAGTAAAAGGAAAGGATTTAAAAGCGAAAGCCATAAATTAGAAATAATTTTAAATAATCCAGCTATTTTAAAAATTTTTTGTTTTTTATCAGACACTTATAGCCAAGTTAAAATAGACCAATATAAAAATGATAAATTATTTGAAAAGGATTTTTTATATATTTATAAGAAAAGTCCTAACGATTGGCAAACGTGGACTGATTTATTTTGGGAGCATAGATTTTGGTTAGCTGCAGGAAATGCTTATTTATATGTTGAAGCTAATACTTGGTATTATTTACGCCCGCAAGGATTAGATTTTACAGACGCACAAAAAAAATCGTTTAGCCAAATATCATTTGCAAGCAAATATAAAAAAGATGTTACTAACCAAACGTTTAAGTACAAAAACGAAAACAATGTAGTTCAAGTTCTTAAATTTTCAAACTTACACGTTTTTACAGATATGTCTGGAGGTGTTAGCGGTAATTGGTTAAAAGGAAATAGCAGAATGGATGCTTTATATCAAATTGCTATTAACTCTCAATATGCGTTACAATCAAAAGGAACTAATTTAAAATATACTGAAAAGTTTTTAGTCAGCGGTCAACACGATGCAAAAGATACCACAAGCCGACCGATGGCAGAAACCGAAAAAGACAGTATTGAACAATCTTTAGAGAATGGTAGAAAAGTAAATGCCACTAAGTCAAAAGTAGATATGCAACAAATGGTGTCTAATTTAGCTCAATTGCAATTAGATGAAGCGTATGAAAGTGATTTAATAAAAGTTGCTAATATGTATGGAATACCTAAAGATGTTATTGATATTTTAGCTAAAGGTAGTACTTACGAAAACCAAGAAAAAAGTTTAGGTAAGTTTATTAATTATAATGAAATGCCTAAAGTTCAACAAATGACTGACAGATACGAGGTTATTTTAGATGAGCAAGATTTAAGAGGAAATTTTAAACATTTACCATTCAACTCTGTGTTTGAAATTGATAAAATAAACAATCGTAAAATTGAATTAGAGAGTTTGAGGTTGGCGCAAGAGCTTGGAGCAGATGAAAAAATGATAACCGATAAATTAAAACAAATTTATGAGTACTAATATCCCAAATATACCACTAACTAGAGTTATAAATGAAACAAGACAAGTTTCTATTTGCGCAAAGTGTGGTAGTAGTATGATTCGTAAATATTGGATTTACTTTTTTGGTAAAAGAAAATGTATTAATAAACAATGTGGCTATGAATACTAAATTGACATTACAAGAAATATATAAAGAGTTGGCAAAAAAGAATTTAAACCCAGCACTTGAAAAAAGTCTTAAAGATAAAAGAAAAATATTACTAACTGATAAAGTTGTAACAAAATGATAAACAAAGAAGAAGTTTTAAAAGATATTGATTTTGCAATACATACTAAAAAAGCTGAAATACAAAAAACAGACTTTTCAAATGTAATGTTAGAATCAGTTGAAAAAGCATTTACCAACGGAATTGATAAATTAGAAGTATTAATTTATGAGGCGGTAATTAAAAAAGAACGCAATGAAGAAATGTTTAAAAACTATCTTAATAATTGGGTTTTAAATCATTCAGTTGGTATGCGTTATGTTAAACTATTATTTTGTTATGATAACGATGCACCTGAATATAGTCAAAACAAAGAAAACTTTGATAAATATTACCCACAAATATTAAATAAAGACGATGTTAATGATTGTTTTTGGGCAATATTAGAGGCAAAAAATATTGAGGGTTCAGCAGTTGTTAAGGGTTCAAACTTCTTAACTCCAGTTTTATCAATGGAAGTTATAGATGAAAACACTATTAAGGTTAAATGTGCGGTTTCTCCAAGTAATGTTTTTGATTCTCACGGAGATGTTCACTTTCCGTCAATTTGGAAACGTTCTCTAAATGTAGAAAATAAATATGATTTATTACTACAAGAACATAATATGAGAGAGTTTGAAAACGTAATTGTTGATAGTGTTTCAGGAGATTTAAAAGTATATACAGAAATGATTTCGGTAAAAGAATTATTGTCGAAATTTGAAAATAAAAAGAACTTGCCAAATGGCACTTCTAATAAATTTGACTCGTCAACAGACACTCAAGAAACGGAAGAAATTCCACAAAAAAGAAACGTAAATCTATTTATTAAAATTTAAAACAAAGAAAAATGGAACCATTTGAAAAGTTTTTACAAACAAAAGGAATTACTTTAGACGCATTTAAAGCGTTAGAAGTTGAAAAACAAGCAGATATTCAAAATGAATATTTAGGACACATTGAAAAGCAATTGGAAAATTCGGTATCTAAAGAAACATTGGCTACTGAAATTCAAAAAGCTAAAGAAGGGATCTCCGAAGAGGTTGCAAAACAACTTTTAGACGCTAACAAAAGTGGTGAAAACGCAAACGAAACAGAACTTGTTAAATTCTTTAAAGAATCAGTTGATACTTACAAAGAAAACGAAAACGACAAACGTTACAATGTTAACACAACAATAAAAGCTGGCGCTTTAATGACTACTGCAAACGTTACGCCAAACGTTACAAATGGATTTTCTCCATTGTTCGGTAATTACATTGATACTGAACTTGGTTCTACTCCAAAACCAGACCTTTGTATTTTACCTTTAATTACTATTAAAAATCAGCCAGGAACAGAGTCAATTTGGCACGTTTCAAGAGTTAGTGAAGAAGGAGATGCTGAATTTATTTCAGAGGGTGCATTGAAGCCATTAGCAAGCGCATCATGGGCTACAACTAAAGAGCCAATAAAAGAATTAGCTGTTCGTTGGAAATTTACAAAAAGATTAATGAACCACGCCCCAAGTGTAGTAGTTGACTTTGCTGAACACGCAAACGAATTAATGGAACAAAAAATGGACGATGGGGCATTAACAGGAGATGGACTAGATAACAACTTAGATGGTATAACTAGTGTTGCTTCTGCTTTTGTTGTACCTACTGCTTTATCTGAATTTTACAAAGATGCTAATATTTGGGATGTTATTATGGCAGTTGCTACGCAAGTTCGTTTAGCTAACTTCAAAGGGCAACTTACAGCTGTATTAAATACTGTATGGGAGGCTAAAATGAAAGGATACAAAAATGCTGAGGGTGACTATATTGTGCCACCATTCGTTAGTCCTGATGGAACTAAAGTTGGTTCTATTAATGTTGTTTTTAATAACAAATTTCCTGACACTTACATTTTATTAGGAGATTTGAAAAAATTCAACTTAGTAATGGCAGAAGATGTTGCCTACGATGAGGGTTACGAAAATGATGATTTCTCTAAAAACTTAGTTTCTAAAAAATTAGAAGCGTTTATGGGAACATATATCAAAGCTGGCGATGCTGGTTCAATCGTTTATGATTCAATTGCTGATATTTTAACGGATATTGAAATTTAATAATTAAGTATTAATTTAAAATTTTATAAAAATGGCAGAAGAGACAAAAAAAACAAAGTCCGAAGTAGCAACTTTTTCAAGTAGAAAAATGCTATTAGAAAACGCTGAAAAGGGGACAAAGATTTTCTATTCAGACAGATTAAAAGTAGAAATTATTCAAGCTACAAAGCATTATAAAGTAGGAATGGTACTAAGTCCGCATAAAGTTAAAGGATTAGCACTTATTTCACAAGGGATTGCAAAAGAGTATAAAGAAAAAACTAAATAAAAATGTATCTAATAAACGAGGCTAATTTCACGAGGGAGTTATCAATTCCAAATTTAACAAGTTCACAAAGCGGTAATGCTGTTGAGTTGAATTACTACGCTGATGAAAAGCCTCGTTTGTTATTACAAATGAGTTTAGGAAACGTTTTATTTTCTCAATTAGATAGTCAAGTAACAAGCGGAATATTAAATGTTGACGCAGATCAAAAGTGGAAAGATTTAGTTAATGGTAAAGAGTATGATGGTAAAGTTTGGAAAGGTTTAAATTACTTAGAAGGTAGTTTTAAAGTTTCTTTATTGGCTTATTATACTTATTGGAATTGGGTTAACGATAGTTATTTAAGTAACTTTCAAATTCAAGCTAAAAATGCTGATAACATAAACCCAACAAGTACATTAGTTGATATTTGGAACAAGTTTTTAGAAATGTATCAAGGTATAAATAATTACTGCTTACCACGTGTGAGCAATATTTACGGAACTACTTTTGTAGATTATTTCGTAAACAATAATAGTAAATATGTTTCTTTGTTGCAATTTTTAAAAGACAACCCAACAGACTATTCAAATCCACAACTTTATACGTTTGAAAATATTAGTAATTCTAATTCATTAGGGCTATGATAATTGCAAATGCTTTAAAGAGATTATTTACTGGCGCAGTTGCAGATTGTACTTTTTTAGGTATTGAAAGACCAAATACCAGTATTCAATATTGGTACGGCGACCAAAAAGAGTTAATTTCGTGGATTACACAACGTAAAAATTTAGCTAATTATCCGCTTGTTTGGTATGTTTTAAACGAATATACAGAATTTCAAGGGTGGTATGAAACAAATGCAAGACTTGTAATAATGCAAGATACACAGCTAAAACAGTTAAACGATTGGCGTACAGAAAATAGTTATGAAGGTGTTTTGGAACCAGTTTGGAATGTTATCCAAGATAAATTAACTACTAATGGTTATATTGAAGTTATGGGAAGTTTTACGGATAGATTTAAACTAAAAGCAGAACCTAACTATGGTATAGCACCACAAGTAAATGACTTAAAAAACACTAACCCTACAAATGAAAAATCTATAAATATAGATTTAATAGATTGTTTGGTAGTTGATTTTAAAATGAGAATAAAAGCAAAATGTATTAATTAAATTAAAAAATAAAAACTATGTCAGTTTTAATAAATCAAAAAAATTGTCTTACTTCACGTAAGAATTTAGGATTACCAGATTGTATTATTCAAGAAGGTAGACTAACAGGTTTTATCCTTACTCCAAAGGGTTGGAGTATAGGATTAGATACAGAAACATTTGATAAAGAATATGTAAACGCTCAAATTCAATTAGGTAATTTTATTCCAGTATTAGGAGCTGTTGAAGTTATTAATAATACTCCAGAGGCAACTACAGAAGAATATGAAGGTGGGGTTATGTCGGTAGTTCGTAATGGATTGCCTCAATATGCGTTTAAATTCTTAAAAGGTGGCTGGAAATTCGCAAGTGCGTTATACACTTACAATTCATTTCAAGAGTATGATGTATTATTTGTATTTTCAAGCGGTGCAATTGCTGGAGCTACAAACGGAACAGCGTTTACATCTTTTGACTTAGGTATGTTGAACAATGGAACATATATGTTTACAAATGGATCTGCTTCTGCAAGCGTTACTTGTTCAATGCAGTTAATTAACGAAACTCAATTCAATAGAGATGTGGCTATTTTAGATGCTTCTGTTTTGGATTTTTATGTTAATACTGACATTTTACCTATTACAGATATTGTTTTAACAGGAACCGCTGATGCTTCTGATAATAAAATTTATGTTGAGGCTGTTTATGCAATTAATCAATCTACTCCATTAGGAGGAATAGAAACTCCGAGCTTAAAATTATTTGTACAAGGTGTATCTGATACAATAGTTTCAGTAACTTACAACACTTTGACAGGAAAATACGAAATTGTACCAACCGCTACTTTAGGGTCTGGAGATAAAGTAGTTGTTCAATTATATGATTCTGTGGCTGTTGTTGATGTGGCAAAGATTGGAACTAAATATTACAAGGGTGCAACTCCAGAAATTACAGTTGTAGCGTAAAAGAAAACAATTAATTTAATATATTTGTAACTAACAAGGATGAAAAGGCTATCAATTAATTTTGGTAGCCTTTTTTTAATTTATAAACTATGGAAATATTTAATGTAATTATTTGGGGTGTAGATGCCGAAAACTTTTGCGCATTATCAAAAGAAGAAAAAATACAATGGATTTTAAAACATACTAAACAAAAAGACTTAAATCAAATTGAATTGTTTTTAGAAAGTCCTATTGTAAAAGCTAAAGAATGTATTTCTTGTGGTGTGTTGAATAATAAAATAGAAAACCCTTTTAAAAATGAAAGCAATATCAGCAAAGCAAATGCAATTGAGGTTACAGCAAGTAGCTACGAAGTCGTGGTTGGAGAACCAAGTAACACAGATAGTGTTAAGCGACCAAGACAAACTAAAAGAGGAAAAAATTAACGAGTTTACAAAAGGAGAACGCCCAAATGGTAAAAAGATAGGGGAATATCGCAATGCTGAATATGCTATCTTTAAACAACAAATAAACCCTTTAGCGAATGGTTATGTAGATTTATTACTAACAAGACAGTTTAGTAGTAAATTATTCGTTAGAACGTTTGGTAGTGGCTTTATGTTTAACAGTACAGATAATAAAACAGGGTCTTTAATTGGTAAGTATGGAATTGATATAATGGGTTTAAATCAAGATTGGTTTAACAACAGACAAAGAAATATTTACAAGCCAGTTTTAGACTTTGAAATAAGTAGAATTTTAAATAAAAGATAATGCCAAAATATAACTCGATAGACACAATTCCTGCTAAAGTATTCTTTGAAATATTAAAGAGTAAAAACTTTCAATTGCTAAAACCCAAACCAAAAGAAAAAGGATTAGAAGAACTTTTTATGTGTATTTATGACGAATTTTTTATTAAGTCAGATAATCCAGAAGCTAACAGATATTTAGAATTAAACAAAGAAATATCTTTTTTGCAATACAAAATAGCCACTTTAAAACAGGCGTTACATTTTTACTTTTATAATCGCACAACTAAAGAAATGCGAGAATCGTTTGCTAAAAGTTTAAAAGACGGTTTTGGTATTGAATTAAATTTAGAAGCACCGTTTATTGACGAAGTACAGCGTGTTTTAAGTATTGAGTTAGGAATTATTGAGAACGATTTAAACATGGCAAAGATAGAATTTGATTATATGGTTAATAAATGTAAAAACAAAGATTATGATTACTATGAAGAAATAGGGGTTTTAAGCCAAGTTTTACCAAATAACTCACTATTAAAAGAAGAAATGACTTTAGCTGTTTATGTATCTTTAGAAAAGTTAGCAAAAAAAGTAGTTGAACAACAAAATAAAAAGAAATAATGGCAGAATTTATTGAATTTCTTTCAGCAAATGCTTTAAAAGAACTTGAACTTGCTAACAAAGAATTAGTAACTATGGTTGCTAATGTTGACAATGTAGGTAAAAAGATGAAAAATATATCTACTCCGAGCGGTTCGGATAGTGCCATTAAATCATTAACAGACCAATACAAGCAACAAGAAAAAGTCATACAATCACTTCAACAAAAATTACAACGTGCAAGTGAACAACAAGTGAAAAATGTAGAACGTACAAGAATTGCTGAATTAAAACTTGCTCAGGATAGAGAAAAAGCATTCGACAAATTTGAAAAAGGATATGCTAAAGAACAAAAACTATTAAACGCTTCTTTAAATGTTTATAATAAAACACAAAGACAATTAAATTTAGTTCAAACCGCTTACAATAATTTAGCAACTAGAAAAGAAAGATATAATAATTTAAGTGCAACAGAAGAAATGCGTTTAAAAACGCTACAAACTTTAAGTGAAAAATACAATAACACTTTAAAGGCTGTTGATGCAACTGTTGGAAAGCATACAAGAAATGTAGGTAATTACGCAAGTGCTTTTAATCCTGTTAGTAATTCTGTTAATCAATTAACTAGAGAGATGCCAGCTTTTGCAAATAGTGTTCAAACGGGGTTTATGGCAATATCTAACAACTTGCCTATTTTCTTTGACGCTATGCAACAAGCAATAGCACAACAGAAAGAATTACAAGCACAGGGTAAACCTAGTAAAAATGCTTTACAAATATTAGCAGGCGGACTATTTACATTAGGTACTGCATTAAGTGTTGGAGTTACTTTATTAACTCTTTTTGGTCCAAAAATTGTTGAATTTATAGCAGGTTCAAAAGCTAAAAAAGAAGCAATTGAAGCAGAGAAAAAAGCATTAGAAGAAAAAAACCAAGCAGAAAAACAAGCATACGAACAACAAGTACAATATGCTAGTTCAGAAATTAGCAGAAGTAAAATTTTATTAGAAACTGCAAAAAATGTTTCATTAAGCTATAAAGAAAGAGTAAAAGCAGTTAATGAGTTACAATCTCGTTATCCTGACTATTTAGGTAATTTAAGTAAAGAAGAAATATTAGCAGGTAAAACAGCAGATGCAGAATATCGTTTAAATGATGCTTTAATGAAAAGAGCTATGTTTTTAGCTGTTAAAGACAAAATCGCAGAAGTAACTAAGAAATTAGTAGATTCTGAAATGGAATACGCTCAAACAATAAATACTTCTACTGATGCAAATGAGTTATATGATATTCAACAAAATAAAAATGCTAAAACAAAAGGTAACTTAAGAATGCTTACTGAACAAGAAGCAGAAGGTATAAAAGGCAATACCATATTAGCAAATAAGTATAATGAAACATTAAAAAAAGAGGGTATGGCGTATTTAGACGCAAGAACTCGAAAAGCGCTAAAAAATGTTGAAACAAATAATGAATTACAAATATTATTTAAGTTATTAAATCAATATGCAAAATATGCTAATGTTGTAGTTGAAGATACAAAAAATACTAAAATAAATACAAAATCAATTAAAGATAATAATGATGCAAGAGAAAAAGTAAGATTTTCACTAGTTGGTTCTGTTGAATGGTTTGAAAAGTTAAAAAGTGCTTTAATTGAAGAACAAAGTCAGTTATCACAAAATAATGAAAAATGGAGTGAATATCAAAAAAGAATTGATACTGTTCAGGATTCAATTGACAAAATAAAAAACGCTTATAAAGAATTAGAGGGTGTTTCTTTAGATTTAGGAGGTTCTGAATTTCTTACCGATGAAGATGGTGACGCATTAATGAAAGCTGGAGAAGAATTAAGAGCGTTATTAAAAGAGTTTAAACAAGGCTTTATAGACGACTTTTCAAATCAAAGTGGGTTTAGTGGTATTCTTGATATTTTATCAGGTGGTTTAGATAAATTTGAGGGGGATGCGGTTTCAACAGCATTAGCAGTATCCGAAGCATTCCAACAAGCGTTTAATACTATTTCTGAATATTCAAATGCTAACTACGAGCAAATGTATCGTAATTTAAAACAGCAAAAAGATGTAGCAGTACTATTAACTGGGCAAAGCACAACGGCAAGGGAAGAAATAGAAAAACAATATGAAGAAAGACGCAGAATAATACAAAGACGACAAGCGGAAAGTCAAAAGCGTTTAGCAATGTTTAATATTGTAACTGATACAGCACAAGCTATTTTAGCAACATTTGCAAAGTCAGGATTTCTAGAGGGATTGCCTTTAGCTATTGCAATGGGAGCAATCGGAGCAGTTCAGTTAGCAATGGTAGCAAATCAGCCAATACCAGCATTTGAAAAAGGAGGGATTCACGATGGCGGTTTAATGTTAGTTAATGATGGTAAAGGTTCTAACTATCAAGAAAAAGTAGTAACGCCAGATGGTAAAGTAATCGAGCCAAAAGGTAGAAATGTAGTAATGAATGCACCAAAAGGAACGCAAATTTTTACACACGACCAATGGCTAAATAATATTCTTTTAAGTAATGGAATTGAAGCAACTAATCAAACAATTGTAAAAGGTGGAATTTCTAAAGAAGAAATGCGTGACGTAATGTCACAGTTTGCGAATAAAGACAGTTATCATTTTAGCATTGACGAGGGCGGAATAAACAAAACTATCATGCGAGGAACAAGTAAAACAAATATTTTAAATAGTAGATTAAGAATTAAATCAAACAATGTATAATGGACGGAATTAACTTTAAATTTTACCTTAACTTCAAAAATGATTCAATTGGTAGAATAGAAATATCCGAGCCTGTTGGATTTGATGGTGCTACTTTTACAATCGAACAAGATTCTAAAAGATATGGTAGAGATGTAGCGTATGGTAGTGAGGAAGTTTCACTATCTTTTTTTGAGGGAGTTTATGATAATGGTTTGACGCATTGTTTTGATTTATTAGTAAGATATTATTCAGACTATGGTTTTGAAAGCGAAGTTGAATTTATTGTAAATAAAAATGGATTAGACTTTGTAATAGGTTTATTAGACTACCAATTAGCAGAAACAGACCAAATAACGCACTTTAAAACTAAAGTAATACAAAATACTAACCAAGCAATTGTAAAGCGTAGAGCTGATGTAAATGTTGATGTGTTTAGTGATACAGATTTAGACGACAATCCAATTACACCAGTTACAACGCAAAAGATTTTATTGAAAGCTAAACCAGTTTTGCAAAAAAGCAAGTGGGAGGTTTCGCAAGATACTTTTTTTACTGAAGCTGGATTTTTTTTACCTACTTTTTGGAATAATATGCAAAACATAATAATTAGCGGTATAGAAGATTCTTTAACTTTTTTTGATTTTGCAATAACTGGAAATTCAGAAACTCCATTCATTAGAGATGTCGGAAAAATAATTAAGGCAAAAGGAAGTTTAACTAATTTAAAAATAAAATACACATTTAAAGTTAGTTATAGAGCTGAAGTTATAACGCCAAGTATAGATTATGACCCTTTTCAATTCGCGTTAAAAGTTTTTAAAACTGACAATACCTCTTCTGATTGGTTAACTGCTGTAAATACGGCGCACTTTTTATTTATAAGTCCTTTATTTTACGACAACAATGAGGGTACTTATGATATGGTTTTAGAATACACGTTTCCATCTTTGAATGATGGAGATTATTTATACGTTTTAGGGCAAACTCAGTCAATAGGTGCTTCTGGTAGTCAAAGAGGTATTATATTTAATGATATGGGTAGTAAATTAGAAATAGAAGCCACATCAACAGCAATCGATTCGGTTATTGAAGGTGTGCGACACATTGACTATGTGAAACAATGTTTTAAATCAGCTACAGGATTAAACGTTATTGCTCCTAAATATGATATTGGCGGACAATTTTACAATAACTTTGTTTTTAATGGTAAGTTAATAAGACAATTTACAGACCAAGCATTTTACGGAACTATCAAAGAAAATGTATCTCAATTAGTTGAATTAAATAGCGATTATCAAATTAACAAAGACACTGTTTATATCGGGCAATATAATGATTTTTATACTAACAATGAAATAGGTGCTTTTTTAACAGCTCCAGATCAAAGTTTTAAAAGTGCTTTTAACGATAGATATTCTATTAATAAAATGGAATATAAATATAAATCATTTGAGCAAGATAAAGACGAGAGCAACACAATAGACGCTATTCATACTTCGACACAATGGCTATTACCAAATAAGCAAGTTGAGAATAATTTAAAGATAGAAGTTGATTTTGTGCGTGACCCTTTTGAAATAGAAAGTGCAAGACGACAAGGAATATTTACAAAAGATACAACATCTTTAAGCAATGACGACAAAGTTTATATTATTGATGTTATCGAATTAGCACCAAACACAAGAAATAATTTTACAGCTGTTTTACAATATCAATACTCAAACAATGATAATACATTTAAGATACTTACAAATGGTTCTTTTAATTGGACTTTATTAGGGTTTAATGTAGGTAACACAATAAAAGTAAACGGTGTTGATTATGTTGTGCAAGCGTATGAAGGAAGTGTTATTACTTTAACATATACAGGAACAATCAACAATACAGGTTCAGAAGTATTTACAATTGATTACCCTCTTACGAATGTAAGATGGCAAAATAGAACAAATCAAGAGTTTAATTTAATTGAAAATATTGAAATTGGTAACAATTTTAGTAACTTACAATATTCAATAGGTCGTAATTTAGAACATTGGTATTCATATTTAAAAACAGCGTGCAAATTTAGACAATTAGATAAAATAAAAAACACTTACTTTAAATCAAACGGACTTGCAACAACACAATTTAGAAGCGGAAATATTATTACAGAAAATGATGATATATTAGTGTCGAATTTGGGTGATCCTATTTTGTCGCCTTATGTTTACACTACTAAATTAGTTGCCGATTACAACGATGTATTAAACGTTCTTAAATTAATGGAAACTATCAATTTAGACAACTCAATAGGTGGTTTTGTTAGAGTAATGGATAATGAGTTCAGAATGGCTAAAATTTACCCTACTAAACTACCTTATAAATGGGCTACTGCTGAATTAGATTTAACAGGAGAAGTAAAACAAGATTCTGAATATTTAGAAATAACGTCAACCGAAAGCGATTTAATTATTATAGATGAGGTGGGTTACGACACACATATAATAAAACCTTTATCTTTAAGAACTGAAAGCGACTACATACAAATATTAGATAAAAGAGGAATAGCTTTAAATAATTTAATAAAATTTGATAAAGTAAGAGTTAATTCAAATATTTTTAGTAATATTGTAGAGCTTTCAGATCAACTATTATCGTTGTGATAGCGTAGATTATTATGGACTATTCTTTTATTAGATTTAGCGAAACATTAGCAGAGGCGAACTTACTTAAAGATTCGCCTTTGTCAAATATTCGCTACAATGAAGTAATACAATTGTTACCTAACGAAATTTATTTACAAAAAACCAATATAGCAAGTGGAATTTCTTTTGATGGGGACTTACAGGTTTTAGTAGTTGATTGTAGTGATAAAACTTTGGCAGATATTACTGAAAATGTATCCGTTTACGAGTATATCGATAGCGATGGTATTAATCAATTAGATATAGAATTTTATAAATTAGGGGTTGATTTTTATAAAAAGCCAGTACATATAAAATTAAAAAACATCTATACTGATGAATCTTTTTATTCAAATTCTATTTTTATAACGGAATATGAAAAAGAAAAAACAACCCGATTTGATTATTTTAATCATAAAAAATTTTTTGGAATTTCGTATGACAAAACTAATTTTTACCAATCAATTAGATTGCAATTGTGGTTTGACAAATTAGAAGATAAAACCGAAGTTAGCGACTATTACCAAATTAGCAACGGAAATACAATTAGCACACGACCACTTTATAAACAAGTTGAAATATATGCTTGTGAAATGATGTCAAACTTTGTTTTTGAACGTGCAAACATTATGCTTTTGCACGATATTATATTTGTTGATGGTGTGCGAATGACAAATAAAACCACTCTAAAAAGTGGTGAACGCATCAAAAGTTCTAATATTTTTAAAACGCAAACAAGTATTTTCAAAAACTACAAAGAAACTTATTTGCCAATTGCTAATATTTTTGAGCCTTTGGCAATTACTGAAAAATACCCATTTGGAACCTTGACTTTAAGCAGTTTTTTAGAAAAATTAACTATAACTTTCAATAGAAACGTTTTTATAGGATTTGGGACGATAAAAATTTACAATAGTTCAGATGTAGTTGTTTTTTCATTTGTGCCTTTGCATAGCGAGGTAACTTCAAATGTTTACGAAAAAACAGGAATTACAACGCTTACAAATGGAACTTATAGGGTAGAAATTTCAGAGGGAACTTTTTACAATAGATTAGATATTATGCCTTTCACGAGTTGGGAGTTTAAATTAGTTAATGGGGACTATTCAAGCGAAGATTATTCAAGTGATTATTTAATAAATTAAGATATGACAAAAGCAGAAATAGAAAATTTAATAAACACTAATTTAGCCGATGGGTCGGGTATTTTAGCAGAACAACATAGAGAGGTAGAAGATGCTTTGATGAATGAATTGTATGGCACTATATTTACTGAAGACAGAGATACTACTTCGGCATCAAGCAGAATTACAACACCAAATGGTCTTAAAACAAGCTTATTATATCGTATTCATATCTTGAAACAAGGAAGATTAGTAATTATAAAGGGTTTTGTTTGGAACAAAACCAGTTCTATTATATCAAATAATTTATCAAATTATTTTGTATTTGAAATAGTTGATTCAGAATATTTGCCAGACACATCAAGCACTAATACTGCTTTCCCAATAGCACTAGGTACATTTGTTGAACTCAATAGAACTGGTTATCCATCAGAGAATAAATTTTATTGCAATCAATTAGCATCAGGGCAGAGAATAACTTTTAATATTCAATACTTTACAAAAGATTAAATATGGAAAATTTAGTAAACATAACAAATCAAGCAAATAGATATTCTAAAAATTTATTTTCAGAACAAAGTTTGATTAATGATAATTCTGTAATTAATTATAATTACAATACTGTTTCAGGTGGTTATACATTATCTGAAAAAGACAGCTTTACAGGAGTTTCTAAAGCAATGAAAGCTTATGTATTTCAAGATGTAATTAGTGGAATTAGTGTAGATTTTGATTTGGCTGATGCGTTAAAATACACAGCGGACAAAGATGGAAATTATATTTTTCAGTATTCTTTTATGTTTACTGAAATTAATGCAAATCCTGACACATTAGTAGATTTCAATGTTAAAATGTTTAAAAAAAGTATTTTAGTTGAAACCTTTACAAATACCATTAATTTACACGAATTTGAAATAAACAAATACTATAATTTCGCTCAAAGTTTTGATTTAGATGAGGGGGATTTAGTGGATTTTTCTTTTTCATTAGAGCGCCCTAGTATAGGTCCCCCAAATTTTAATTTTGAAGTTTGTTTTGATGGTTTCAAATTAGAAAAAAATAGCTACAATTTTAGCAATATTGGAATCCCAAGCTTTTATAGTTTGCCAGTTACTAAAATAACAGGGTGGCAAAGTAAAGTAGATACTATAAATTCACAGAATTTAACCGAAAATACAGATAATTTAATAGCTTTTACAGGAGTTGATGCTTATAACGAAATCAATAATTTAATGGACTCTGTCGGCAAAATAACGCCTAAAAATGTAAACGATGCTATTTGTGTAGATTTTGTTTTTAGCTTTCCATCTCCGTCTGGAACAAATGATTTCTTAAGCGTGAAATTAAAAGTAAATGGAATTGTTTATCGTGCTCAAAGTTTTAATATATTAGAACCAATAGGAGAAACAAATTATGTAAGTGTTTCATTCAGTTTATCAGTAATGGAAGATTTTAAAGAATTTGGCGGATTAATATATGTTAATCCAAGTACAAATATTACTATTTCTAATCGTTATTTGCAAGTAACAAGAACACACAAAGGGCAATGATTAAATTACAAATAAGAAGAAAAACGGCTAAAGTTTGGCAACACTTTATAACAAATGGTAGCGACTTTATTATTTCAAAATGCTATTGTAAAACTAATGGCGATAAGTTTCGAGTTGTCGAAGATGGAGGAACTCAAAAGAATGAATATAATTTTGACGAAATAGAAGTTTATGACGACTTAAATAGCGGAATAGCTGAAACGTTTACAAGTTCTTTAAAGCTTATGGAACGTTTATCTGCATTAGGATATGTGGGTTTTAATAAAGATGGAGATGTTGTAATAGCTGACTTAATCAGTACAGACCCATCTAATGCTATTGAAGAAGGTACTGATAATAAATTATTTGTACCTGTTTCAATTGGTGGTGGTATTGAATCTGTTAATGGGTCAATGGTAGATAATACAGACCCTTTAAATCCTATAATTGAAAGTGATTCTGATAAACAAGATACTTTAAACGCTATTAATTTAGGTCAAATAATTTCCGATGATTTAGCTATTAAATCTACTCCAAGTCCTGATGATAAAATTGTAATATGGAATAGCATTACAGCAGAAGCTGCAACTGCTGAATTTAGTTCTTTTTCTAAATTTGATATTTTCGACTTACAAAAATATTCAATTTACGCATGGCGACCTTTACCGGATGGCTGGTATGGATTTACAATCCCTGCGGCTGTTGGAAATATAGATTTTATAGGTCCGTCTTTTACTGGGAATGATTTTATAAAAGCAGTTAGGCAAATAAGAAGAAGCTTTTCTACTTCGGGTCGTTCTGTGGAGTTTTACGAACCTAGTTCCAGACAAACAAGTGTAGGAGATGGTTTCTATTTTTCTATGAAGTTTGGAAATGAAGATGTGGCTTATGTTGAAAACGCTCGTTTATTTGCTGGTTTAACAGCAGGATTGGCAGCTATTGGAAACGTTAACCCAAGTACTTTAGCAAGAATAATTGGAGTTGGTGCTGATAGTGGAGATACTAATTTACAATTTATGCACAATAATAGTGCTGGAACTGCTGTAAAAGTAAATTTAGGTTCTGATTTTCCAGCTAATACAAATGCAACTGATTTGTATTGTTTGCAAATGTATAATATTCCAGCAAGCACTTCTATTTGGTATAAAGTTATTAATATTTCAACTAAAAGAGAAACAGCATGGACAGAAGTTACAACAGAATTACCAGAGACTAATGTCGCTTTGGTTCCGCATTGTTGGAGAAATAACGGAACAAATGCATTATCTGTTAGACTTGCATTAGTAGATTTAACCATTTATAAACGAATTTAATTATGTACACAAGAAGTTTACTTACGAATAAGTTATATTTTGATGGCGTAGAAGTTCCACAAGATGATACGACTGAAATGTTTCAAGATTACTTATCTTACATTCAAGCCAATGGAATGGTTACAGAAGTTGAAAGCACTCCAGAAGAAATAAAAGCTAAAAAAATTAATGATTTAACGTTAAGAATTACCAATGCTTTTACTTTATTACGTCAAAGAGCTTTAGCGTCATCAATCGGAAAACCAATTGCTTTAGGTTGGGAATATATCAAAGAGCAAGCCGACCAATACAAGTATAAATACGCAGTTGTTAATGGCGATATTATAGACGCTAATATGATGGCTTCAATTGAAGATGAAGCGTTAGATTTAGGAATTACGGTACAGCAAATAAAAGATTTAATCAAATATAGATTTTTGCAAGGTCAGTCATCTTATTTATTTTTTACAGGAATGATTGAAAGAGGTCGTACAAAGGCATTGACTAAACTCGAAGCGTTAGATTTTGAAAGCTCCGAAGCTGTTGTTTCTTTAATGGAAAATGTACCCGAAGTTTTATCGATGGAAGATGCACAAGCTTTAAATAACCAAATGTTAGCGATATGATTTACTTAGTTACGGCAATAACACTTTTTATTTTTTGGTATCTAAATAAGAAATCAAAAAATAATTTTTTCTATCAAGATGAAAAAGTAATAAGACAAAAGTTAAATCTTTGTTTAGAAGTGTGTAATGATTTTGAATGGTCGCCAGTCGATAAAATTAAATTAAGAATATCATTTGAACACTTTATTTTGAATCCTAATGAGTTTAACGGAACAAGTGTTATAAATGATAATTGGGTAATAAAAGGTTTAGAGCCTGAAAGCGTAATTCACGATTACGATTGGATAACATCAAAAAGTTTAAAGCAATTATTAATATCGAATTTAGAGTATGTTAAAAGACTTAGAAAAAGAAATGTGAATTGGTTTTGGTGTTGGGTATTTATTTTTGTAAGTTTGAATATTGTAGGAATTTTTAAATCAATAAAATATATATAGTTATGGCAGTATTAAATGGGTGTTCACTTTGCAGACCAGCAAGCTACATAAAAAGCAAATTAGAAGATAATAAAAGACCGTTTTTGGTTTATTCAATTTTCGTAATACTTTTAATAGAGTGGTTCAGTATTATTTATTTGAAATTATTTCACGGTGTTACAAATGTAACAACTGATTTTTACGATGCTAAAATAGCTCCATTATTGACTAATTTAGCGTTGTTTATTTTGTTGTTTTCTCTATTCCTTTGGAAAGATAGGTTACATTTTTGCTTTAGAAAATCAGCAACTACTTTTTATTTATCATGTTACTACTTGTTTAATGCAATAGCTGTATTATTTTGCCTTAACGCATCGATTTACTATGAAGTTATCGCTTATGGTTTTTTAGGTGTTGCAACGTTCTTATTTTTTGTTTCATTGTTAAATAGTAGAAAATGAGAATAAGCACAAGAAGAAAGTTTTTAATATTTATAGGACTATTTATTATGCTTTTACAAACATATAAATATACTACCAACAAATTATTTGATTGGAAAATTGAATTAGTTGTTTTTATTATTGGATTAGCTTTATTTATAGGCGACCCTAAATATTTGCTAAACTTGTTTAAATCAGTAATAACGAGAAAAAATGAAAGGAATGAGTAACCATACGCATCACAATCCTATTGTTTCTGTTTGCTGTGGTATTATAGGAGGAACTTACTCTTTAATACAAAGTCATAGTTTAGATTTATCAGGTTTTTACGAATCTTTAAGAGCTATTGTTGTGGCTTTCATTTGTGGTATGATTGGTTATTTTGGTAAAATAGTAGCCGAAAGATGGCACAAATGGTTAAAAGAAAAAGCTAAAGAAAAATGTAAATAATAAGATATGAGTAAAATAGTAGAAATAGCAAAAAAAGAAATAGGTCAAGTAGAAGTGCCTAAAAATAGCAACAAAACAAAATACGGTAAATGGTTTGGTTTTGATGGTGTTGCTTGGTGTGGAATGTTTGTTAGTTGGTGTTATTCACAGGCTGACCAGCAATTACCTAAAATAGGATTCTTAAAGGGTTTTGCTGGTTGTCAAACCGCTGTGGCTTATTTTAAGAAATCTGGACAAATAACAAAAAAACCTATCGCTGGAGATATTGTTTTCTTTGACTGGAATAAAGACGGACGTTACGACCATACAGGAATATTTGTAAGATGGTTAAATGAAAATGAATTTGAATCTATTGAAGGGAATACTGCAGTTGGAAATGATAGTAATGGAGGACAAGTTATGTTACGCAAAAGAAATAAAAACGTTGCTATATTTGTACATATATAAAATCGCAATATAAGATATAAAAAACCGCTACCAATAGTATAGCGGTTTTTATGTTTAAATTAAGTTTATTTCTTAAATAGAAATCAAATATATAACTATTATTTTAATATACAAAAAAAGCGGTAACAAAAAATGCTACCGCCAAAACTTAACCAAAAACTAAAAAATATGAGAGTGTAAAGTTAAGAAATTATTTCCAATTCTTTACCAGTTAATGCGGAATATAAATTTTGAAGTTGGTGTGCGTACAACTTTAGAAGATCATTTGTTATAAAATCACAATACATTATTTCGTTATTGTTTATTTCAGAACAAATGTCTAAAGCTGTTTTATTAAATAACTCAATACATTTTTCTTCTGTTAGTGGGATTGGTTTAGAATCTTGTGCTTTCATAATATATTTTTTGGTTTAGTAAAATGTTTATAAGCTAAATAAATAACAAATAGAATAGCGATTAATAAAAAAAACTCTCTTGCTATTCCTCTAAACAATTCTGTATTATCGCTTTCTTTGTGTTTGGTGGTTTGTTCTAATTTAGATTCCAAACTTGTTATTTGTTCAGAAAGCTCTTTTATTTGTTGCTTATATTGCTCTAAAGTTGATTCGTCTTTAGTTTCGTTTTTAACAACTAAAGTACCTCCTTTGTATTCTTTTCCGTCTACAAAATAAGGCGTTCCAGCTTCGAATGGAGTAAAAGTTAATGTATTTGCTTTATAGTTAATTTTAGTTTCTTTAGAACCCTCTAAAACACTTTCTTTCGCTGTTGTTTTAGATGAATCTACTTTAGTTTCAATATCAGTACTAAACTTGTCTTTCTTAATCGAACCGCACCCAATTAAAGCAAATGAGGTTAGGAGTATTAGTGTTTTTTTCATAATCCTAATTGTTTTATTGCTGATATGGTTAATTCTAAATTAAATTCAACTAAATCTTCTATTGATATTAATTTCATAATCTTAATTTTTAGTTAGTTATACAAATGTAATAATTAAAAAGGTAAAAAGTTTTCTTCTTTACCGAAAGTTTCATTAACTCTATACATCAAGCGTGATAATCTTTTACGTGATAAATACTGATTTCTAAAACGATAAGCATCACGCTCTTTGTAATAAGTTAATTTTCTTAAATTGTGTGTTCTTTTTTTAGGGAAATTTGGCAATTCCCATATATTTTTATTATCATCTACTACTAAATTTTCGTAAATTTTAAAACGATATAAAATATTGATTATCATATAATTGCCCTAGTTAGTTACGTGTATATAATAGTTATGCGTTATTGTAACGTGCAACAAACAACTTATATGTTTCATTAAAACTTCCTTGTGTTTCATCCATTTCAGTTGCTAATCTATCAGATAAGTCTGTATCTATTTCGCAAACCTTAAAGAAGTCCAGAGCACAACATTCACGTTTTATATTTCTGTCAAAGTTTGGAATATCTTCTTCCGTTTCTTTGTCTGTATCGTAATATTCTGAACAACTAGCTTCTTTTGCATAAACAGCACCATAATCGCTATCTCCAACTTCTTCGTGTCTATAAAATGAACAATTAGAACAACAACGCATAACAGTCGTTTTGTCTAATGGCTCGGTTTGGGTATTATCTGAAATCATAAGTTTTAAATTTAATGTTAGTATATATTTGTAAAGTCCAGTCTTAAATTACGCCACTAGACAAAGCGACCGAACGTTAGTAGCTATTTTGCGAAATGACCTAAATAGGCGTTTATTTTAAAATAAAACACTCCATTATCTAACACTCTTTTTGGGAATTCCGAAACTCTACTACCTACTAACTTTTTAACAATTCTTGCTTTTAAAATATCTTTTTGATTTACAAGACCAACTTGTGCATTAAAGTCAACAATATACATATCAGCACCTTTTTTCTTGTAATAAAATTGACAATCGTACCAATGTAGCTTTTTTTGTTTTGAAGAAAAACAGCTACTAACAGCGTGTATAAAAAATGGCTTTATTTGGCTTAATTTAAACATTGTTTTGTACTTTAATGATTAATAATAAATTTAATGGCTTGGTTTATCGTGTACGCCACTTCTTATACACGCAAAACGTTATGTGAGATTGTTACATATCGTTTTTTAATTGAAATTTTTTTCTAATTTCTTTGTTTTCTAATTTTATACGTTCATTTTCTCGGTTAGTTTTCTTTATTTTTTCTTCTAACTGTCTTACTTTATGTAATTGCCTTGCATTTGCTATTTTTTTATTTAACTCTTTTATTTCGTTCTTTTTTAAATCAATTGTATGTTTTAATTCGTCAACATAAGATGATAGCTTACCTATTTCTATTTTAGATTCCTTAACAACATTTATTAGATGTAAAACAACTTCGTCTTTACTATAATCTCTTCTTAATTTAATCAAAACATTGTCATCATAACTCATAATAATTTAGTTTTAGTTACCCACAACCTCACATAACACGTGTTTGGCAAGATTCAAGGATTAGTTATTAATTTAAAATTCTGTTTGTGTTTGTTAATTTTGGTCTTGACTCGAAGTATCGGGATTTACTTTCCTTGAACCTCGCCAAGCACGGGAACGTTAGTGGCAATTATCGGAACGACACCTCTTCGTAATAACATTTGGTTATATTTTGAAGACTATTCCACCTATCAAAGTGCTTTTCAATGTGTTCGTCTGCAATCCATTTCATTCCAAATTTATCTGTTTCAAATTGCTTGTAGTGGTCTTTCCATTTTTTCAGCAGCTTATTAAACTTGGTGCAGTATTTGGTTGCAGTTGATTTTTTATTGGTAACAAAAACCACAGCACTATAACAGTCATCATACGAGCCACCATAATATCTAACCAAATAATAACTGCCACTAACACGGGTTTGGCAAAATGGCTGTTCAGTAATTTTATTTGACACTTGTTATTAATTTAAAGTTTATTAATTCTATTTAGCTTTGGGTTCAGCCACTTCGCCAAGCCCGAAACCGTTAGCAAACAGCTTATGACGTAGTTTGCTTAAAAATAAAATTTTCAAAAAATAAAACCTGCTGTTCAGCTCTTTTTATTAAGGCTTTATTATGTCTTAATCCTTTTTTTAAATTTGAAATATTATCTAAATTAGTATCCTTTAAAAGAATTCTATTAATTCTGTTTATCTTTTGTTTTTTTCTTGCTATATAAAGATGCAAGGAGCTGATAATAATTGTTTTATCCATATTTATTTGTTTTTAAAAGCCGATTTGCTAACATTTGTTTGTAGCAATAGCTTAGTTAGTGAATAATTTAAAGTTTGTTTTGTTTCAGTTGTGGTCGCTCCGAAATCTGCCGATTTCTTCGCTACTGCTACAAGCAAAGGAACGTTATGCCTCAGTTTAGAGAACCGAAACACGAAAAAAGAAAATATAATTTAACACTAAATCTAAAAAAATGAATGAGAAACTAATTGAAGCTATTGAAGAATTGGCTCACGAAATCAAAATGTTAAGAAACGAAAACCAAAAACTCCGAGAAGTTAATGAAGAAATTAGTGCTAAATTATATATTCTAAACGAACGAATTAGTACTTTAGAGTAAATTACAATTTTGTTCTGCAATAACTCTAACTAACAGGAGTAACTCTTTTATTTCAGCATTTGATTTTCCTTTTAATTTTAAAAGAATTTCACAGGCTAAATTGACATCTTCTTCTTTTCTGTACTTTTTTGTTTCTTCTGAAACTTTGAAATCTGACATAATAATTAATTTAAATTTGTTTCCGACTTAAGCGGTGCGGAAGCGAAACCGAAAATTGAAACGTGAAAAAACGGACGTAATAAAACCGAAGGCATAACAGCCACTACAACGGATTTGGGCATTGAGCTTAATGGAAAAATGGTCTTGTATTTGAGATGATTTGGCTAATCCGAAAATAGGGCTTAATTTAGTCCCAAACCCGGTGTAGTGCCAGAACGTTACAAGATATTTTTCACGACTACTTCGTTAATGTCATATTCGCCCAAAACAGTACCTATTAAACATTTTTTTACACCATCAATAAATCTAAATTTAAAATACAAAATAGATCCTTTGTCAGTAATTGTTAGTTCTTTAACTAATAGCAAATCATCTTTCTTTCTTGTAACCTTTAAACACTCCCAATGTTTAGTCTCATAATTTCCGGGAAATGCACCTATTCCAATTTGTTTAGGCGGTTTTTCTCGAATCAACATTGTTCTGTTAAAAACTTCCTCAATTTCAAAATCTAAAACATCTTGTAACTGCGGTTTTGACGCATTGCTTTGTTTAGTGGAATTATCGTTTTTCATGTTCGTTTAGTTTAAAATATTAATATTAGTTTTCATAAGTCGCAACGACGACAAAGCCGAGAAGCGTTACCAGCCATACACATAATCAGTACAGTTGGGAGCGTCTAAATCGACAATTATTCTTGGGTCGTTTATTTTTGCATTACAAACTTTTGCTGTTCCTCCGTTTTCATTAACAATCTTAACGGTATAATTTTTACATTTAAGGCATTTATAAGTACGGCTGGTAACAGCCAGTTTTGCGTCATTGCCTTGATTTTCTATTGAACTTTTGTGCATATTTTGAACTTTTTATTATTAATTTAACTTTTGTGCTTTACTCAACAACGGCAACGAACGCAAAGCTGGGCGGACGTTACCTGCCATTTAAGACAGCGTTCAGTCCATTATACAAGCGAACGAATTTAGTCCGCTGCTCCTGTTCAGTAATTAAGTGTGCGTATTTGTGAGCAACTGCTTTGCGACTTTCATCCCACCAAATTCGAGCCTTATCAACGCCAGGCACAAAAAAGTGAGTAGGATGTTTTCGCCATTGGATTAGTTCGCCTTTTTCTACAAGTTTTAAAATCTCATTTGGTATAAAATTTTCATTTTGATACTTACAAGCGTGAATTTTATCTTCTTCTTTCTCAATTGCTCGTTTTGTTTTCTCGATACTTTCTTTCAAGTTTCGTATTGCCTCATTTTGCCTTTCCCATCTGTTCAAAGTCGATTGCCCATTTCGCTTATCGTTCAATGGTTGCCCATTTGCTCTTTTAACATCTGCAAAATGGGCATCAAATCGCTTTTCAAGTTGTTGCTCTTTTTTCACTAAAGAGTTTTTTAATATTTCCAGTCTATTACTCATATTTCGATAAAAACGGCAGGTAACAGCACCTAACAAAAATGGCTGCTATCAAGCCTTGGTTAATAAATTGAAGTTTTGTTTATGCAGCCACTTCTGTTAGCTGCGGCACGTTAGTGGCAATACTACCATTCGTTTCCAAATAGACATTTTTGCTCTGTTTTAGGCTTTTGAACTATTCCCATTGCAATACTGAAAATAGTTTTACCTGCTTCATAATCTACCAAGTTTCTGGCAATTTTATCTCTCCTTTGTTCTCCTTTGTATTTGTAAAAATCGTAATCGTGAAATTTGCATAATACATCAACTTCATTTTTCGCCTTGCTTATTATTCCGTTTCCTTCGCTTCGTTCTCCAATGTCATTCGGTAAATTAAAGTTTGTCCAATATAAGTGCCTACCTCGTTTTTTTGCAGGTATCAATGGCTCATAAAATGGTATTACATTTTCAACTACATATTTTCCTTCAAAATAATTATCTAATAAAACTACTTCTTCATAAAGTTTAAAGTCCGGGTAAACCGCATCGCAATTTTCTCTATTCTTTTGGCTAAACCTTACTCTTGAATGTGAAGGGCAAGGCGGTGAAGTCCATATAAAATCAAAATTCATATAGTTTTTTAATAGATATTCGTGAGCATCAGCCACAATTACCGTATCGTTTGGAAATCTTTCTTGATATAATTTTGCAAGTTCTTCATCCCATTCAACTGCTGTAACTTCAATATTTGCCACTTCATCCCATTTGTAACGATTACCTCCTAAACAAGCGTATAGGTTTAAAACCCGTACTGCCTGTAACAGTGGTTTTGCGTCATTGGGGGCTTTTGTGCTATCTATAATCATTTGTGCTTAAATTAAAATTTGTACTATCAATCGGCTTTAGTGCTGGAAATCCCCAACGAACGCAAAGCCCCGAACCGTTAGCAAACAGCTACTCAACCTTGTCGCCAAAATTTATCTTTAGTCTTTCGTATTCTAAAATATCTTGTTCTTCATTTATTTCATCAATGCTTTTTACTAATTCAAGTTCACTTTCATCATACCACGAACTACTATTATTTTCAAATAAGTGTTTTAATGAATATTGTTGTTTTCTCCTATCGTCAGAACCGCCATATTTTTGCGAGTATGAATACTCCACCTGATACAATTTTTCTTTATCTTTATTTACGGATATTTCTGAAAACCAACTGCTAGGTCTTGATATTTTAACAATTTCTCCAATATGAAATTTTTGTCCTTCTGGAGTTTCTTTTTTAGGTGGAACTTTTTGCATTAGTTCAGCCACCATTTTATAAGTTTCTCTATCCATTTTGTTGTGAATTAAAAGAACTCGTTAATCATAGCATCTACGGTTGGTTTTAAGAACCTGAAACACTCTCTTTTGTGTTCAGCAATATCATCTTCATTTATTCCAAGCCAAAAGATAATCGGCAAAGGAATTTCAAACTCTTTTGATATTGTTTCTAATACGCTAATATTTGGAGTTTTTGCTCCAGTTTCAATTTGTGATAAGTAAGTTTGAGTAATACCTATCAATTTTGCGAACTCCGACTGATTTAATCGTGGTGTTCGTTCTTTTCTGATGTTTCTAATTGCTATTCCTACATTCATAATTTTATCTTATTTATTAAGCAAAGGTAATAATTATTTCTGAAAAAACAAATTTATCTTAAAAATATTAACTACGCATAACACACGTTTGGCAAAAAAGTGGGTTTAGTGCTAAATTCAACATTCGTACTTCATATTGGCATTTGTGCTAAACCGAAAGTTTGTGCTTTCAAGTCCGCTTCTTCGCCAAGCGTTTTAACGTTAGCAGAAATGGCTACGATACCGCTTCAATAACAAGAGTTAGGAATTTACCTTCACAATCTTGTAACTCATTAAACAAATCGTGACCACCTACAACCAAATGTTCTTCAAGTTCCATAATTGTATAGTCAGAATAGGCATCTAAAACAAATTCTAATTCATCAACATTCCCACCAATTGTTTTTAAAATCAATGCTTCTTTTGCTTCGTCTTCTGTAACTTCTTTATCCGTTACATAGTATCTAACAAAAACATTATCACCCTTTTTGAAGTCTGTTTCTACATCTTCAACTAAATACGAACCACCACATTTCAAGCGACCGTATTCGTCAATTTCTAAAATTCCTTTGTAAATCATTTTTATTACGTTTTTAAATTAATACCCTTGTAAATTAACCGCCACTTCTGCTAACAAAGGCTTGTAGCAATAGGGGCAGAAGTGCAAGTTTTGAGCCTTAGTACTTCTATTAGGCTGTGGTGCAAGAAAACCCCCACATCGCAAAGCCCCGAAACGTTAACATCAATGCTATATTTATTTTTTATAAGAACTATATTCTTTCCATATAATTCAAAGTAATAGGCAGTCCAGTTAGTAAGCTTTCATTCACAAAAACTGATTTATTATTTTGTGATTTATCGTGCCAAACTTCAACAATATTTTTATCTACGAAAACGCAAGTAAAATCTTTTACCATTACTCTTTTTCCTAAAATGTAATTCATTGTATAGCCACGTTTTTTAAGATAATCTTCAATTAACTTTTCGTCAATTTCTTTTACACTTTCTTTTGAAACTTTACTTTTTGCCTGTATGTAAAGCATTTCAACGTGTTCTTTAACATTGTGTAATGCTTTTTGATAAAGACTTTCAATGTAAGCATCTAAACTCATAGTATTCATAAGATATTTTAGTTTTAAGAACCGAACTAATGCTAACACAGGTTTGCAAAAATGGCAAGTTCGGGTTTAATTTAAAGTTGTTTTTTATCTTTGTGGCTCGGTCTTTAACCAAAAAATAAGGTTTACTTTTTTGCCACTTCTGAAAGCCTGATAACGTAAACAAATATATTATTCCGAACTTTGTGTTAATTGCTTTCGTGAAATATTACTATTATCAAAAATAAGTTTTAATAATTCTGGATTGTCTTTTTTTGAAATTGAAACTGTATTACTAATTTCACGAGCTACTTTTATAACTCCAATTTTTAAAATTAGTTGACTCGTAATTTGCATTTTTACAAAATCTTTTTTTTCTGTTGTAGAGTACTCAACATCTCTAATATCAATCTTCATCTCCATAATGTTCTATTTTTAAAATTGTGGTATATTTTGGCAATGTCAAAGTATGTTTACTAATAGTTCCATCAACTTTTACACGTCTAAACCAATACTTAAAATCTCCAGTATTTGCACCAATGTTATAAATAAAAGCCATAGAATTATCTTTTCCATAATCTCTACTTTGCCACCAAACTTTTACTTTATCTCCAATCTGAAAAGGACTTTTTAAAATTCTTTGTTTTTCGAGTTCTTTTCTTTTATTGTAGTAATCAGTTTCAATTTCTTTTATTTTAGATAAAAATGTTTCTTTATTCATAATCTTTAATTTTAAATACATTTGTGACTAATTGATAGTTCGGTTCTTCGTAATCCCAAACGGTACATAGCACCATTCGTTATGCGTCAGCTTCGAGCAACTTTGTAACCAAAGCTACTCAATCGTTATATTTTCGCATCTTTTCCAATCAGGCGAAGCGTTATCTTCATGTTCCCATATTGGGAGTTCGTAAATAGCAATTAATCTTTCCTTAAAGTCAACTGAAACTATTGGGTATTCTTTTCCTTTATAAATACATACAGTTTTTACTGAAAATCTTGTATTATCAAATTCTTCAAATGTCATTTTATTTTATTTTTTTAAGTTAATATTTGTGTCAAAAAAAGCCGAGAATATAACAATCAATAAACAATAACAGCCGAAATCGTGTTGGTGTATAGGCTGTCATCGTTTATTTTTAACGTTATGCAACATATTGAAGCTCAATACCTTTTAAAGCGAAGTACAAATTTTGAAGTTGATGAACGTATTCTACATCTAATGATAACCATTGCCCCTCAACTCTTAAAGAAACTCTATTGTCATTAAATATTAAGTCAAAATATCCGTTATAAAATAAAAGTTCATCATAAATATTTTCAAAACCAAACTTCAACAATTTTTCTTCTGTTAGTGGGATTGGTTTTAATTCATTTGGTTTAAAATCAAATACATCACCTTCATTACCTTCAAAATCTAATAGTATTTGGTCATCAAAAATTCCGACAACTTTCATTTTAAAATCCATTGGAGTATAAACTAAATTACCTACTCTTAATTCATTTGTTTTTATCATTTTAATTTGTTAAAAAATACGCCGCATAACAGTGGTTACAATCAAACGGGCGAAATATACTGTGTGGATAGCCAGAAACCGTTAGCAGCAATCATAAAAGACATCGCTGAAACGTTTTTCGTAACCATATTTTTTAGTTAGTTTATCAATCAACTCATTCGAGTATTTATGAATTTCCGACTTTGGATAGCAAGTAGGTTCTTGAACAACGCCAGTTCTTACATCAATTAAGTATGTTTCGTAAACGTGTCCTTCACCTAAAAAATATCCAATCTCATAGTCAAAATGATTATCCCATACAACCGCTTCATTAAAAGAAAAGGCTACTTCTTTCACTTTTAATTGGTCAGTAATTGACAAGTCAGATTCTATCAATATTTTGCAAATTTTCATTGCGCGTTTGTGTGTTTTCATAGAATTAAATTGATTAAATCTCTTCAAATCGTATTTAATTGGTTGTTTTAATTTAGGGTCACATTTTCTTGCGTTTTCTAATGCTTGTTCAGTATTCCTTTTAATCACTTCATAAGTAGTCGGAAATCGTTTACCTACTTCTACTATTGTTTTGCGTTTGTTTAGTTTGCTCATAATTTCGATGCTACTATTATTGTTTTATTATTCTCTAACCATTCGTTAACGGTATTACTCACAAACCAATAAGAAACACCCATCATTTTAGCTATTTCTTGACAATTATTATTTTTGTAAGTAAGATAAAATTCAATTATTCTTATTTTTTTAGAACTGAATTTTTGTAATTTATTTAAAGGCTTTGCCATAATTCAAGCTTTTATTAACTTTAGTAAAATAATCTTCACAGTCTTCTGCTTCAATTTTAGCTTCTAAGCCACGTTTTGCAATTTCAGAATAAATACTTTACTAAATGCAATTCGTCTCTCTATTGCGTTCTGTGTGTCTTTTTCAAAAGCTAATTTCATCATTGAGTTAATAGCTAATTCAAAATCTTTTTTTTCTTGTTCTACTGTTTTTTGTTTTTGCCATTCTTTAAATAGTGTGATAATGTTTTTCATAATTCTGTTACTTTAAATTCCATAATTTATAATTTTAATAGTTTTTTTACTTTTTTGATTTTTGATTTTGCGTAAACATTTTGAATAATCGCATCGTGAGCTTGCTGTAATAGCTTTTTAATTTCAGCCATTTCTTCTGGAGTTATTATTGTTGAGTTCATTCTTTTATAAATATTTGAGGTTCGGATAATAGTTTTTTTAATGTACGTATAAAGGGATCATTATTACCAATAATCATCATTAAAGCAGTTTCGTGATTTTCAATAAACTTTTTAAACTCACATCGAACACTATAAGGCATTTCTAAATTTTCTAAATACTCAAAAAGTCCAATTGTATAACCGTTTAATTGTTCTTCTTTGTTATATGGTGCATTTGAATCGTGTTCTGCACCGAATGGGTAATTACTCATATTATTTAATTTTAACTATTAATACTAAACATACACAAGCGCATAAAAAAGATAAATAAACGCTTTCACAATGTAATCCGATAAAAGCTAATGATAATCCGATTAGTGTTTTCATAATTTCTGTGTTTTAATTTTGACAAATGTACAACTATTTTTTACATAAACAATAAAACAATATTGCTTTATTGTAATTTAGAACAATTATAAACTACGTTGCAATATTGTTTTATTGTTTTTTGTTTGTATATTTGCCTTGTAAAATTTTAACAAATGAAAAATAAGTATTTAAAAATTATGTACAAAGGAGAGTTTTTAGACGATTTATCTAAAGCTCTTAATATTAAAAAAGAAACTTTACAAGGCTACTTTACAACTGGTAAATTTCCATCAGTTCATTATCAAAGAATTGATAACGCATTAGATGAGAGATTGAAAGCCGACAATGAGGTTAGAAATATAAGGCTAAACTGCTATGTTAAATTATAGGATATACTATTAACGTTCTCTAGCTTGCACGACTTGCGTGCCTAAACACAGACGAACACAAAAATTAATCAAACTTTAAATTTAAAAATTATGTTTACAAACAAAAACTTATTTAGCAATGTGTGCAAGATGGTGTTATTTGCAGTTTTTTTATCGCTTTTTACGTCTTGTTCTGAATGGGAAAATAGTTATGATTTTAGAAATTATTTAAGAGATAAACACCCTTATTCTGAAATAATAAAAATAGATTTAGGTTATAATTTTACGTACCAAGTAAATGATACAATTAATGGCAAAATTCTAATTTATCATTCAGGATTAGAAAAAGCAAGCGTAAAGTTTCATTGTGTAAATTGCCACTAACCTTTACAGCTTTGCGAGGTTGGGAATGTACTCCCAAACTTTCGATTAATCACAAATTTTAAAAGTACAAACAAGACTTTAAATTAAACAATTAACCCAACTATTGTATAGCCGTTGTTAGCAGTAGTTAGAATACACAAAACTATGTCAGGATGCACATATAACCCATTAGAAAATAAAGTAGGTATTTTAGTTAGTAAAAAAAGATGTATTATTAATTCAAACTCAATTTTAATTAAAAAAGGAGTTTCTAAAAAAAATGCAATCATAAAAATAAAAGGTTTGGTAATACCTAAAGAAATAAACACTAAAATTTATCAATGTTTATTTGTTGATGCAAAAGATGTTGAGCATATTCCGTTTTTTAACGACAATGTTTCTGAATAATTACTGCTAACAACGGCTATACAATAGTTGTTGTCAGCAGTTATAATACTAAATTAAGATGAAAAAAGAAAAAGATTTTACGGCAGATATTGAACAAGTTCGGTTAGATTTATTAGAAATTGAAAAACAAATTGAAATAATAAAAGTTAGACTTGAAGAAAAACAAAAACACAAAGATACTTTACAGTATTTTCTTGAAACTATAGATTTTGAATAATTACTGCAAACGTTCGAGTGCTTTAAAAACAGAAATTATGATAACTGAAATAAAAGAAAAAATATTTTTAGCAAATATGGATTATGGTTTTGGCAACACTGAATCTTGGTTAGAAGTTGTAAAAAGAATTGACAATAAAGGAAATGAATATTTAGTTTTTTGTAGGGGTAAACACCACGTACACGCTTGGCATTGCAATACTATTAATATCAATGATAGTAGGATTATTGAATTAAAAGAAAAATCTTCTTTTGAAGACGAAATGTAACAATCTCACATAACGTTTTTCATCTTGTAGTCAGGTGCGGAAAATTGAATACAGTCCACAAAAATAATCAATAAATTTAAAATTAAAAAACAATGATTGCAGAAAATAACCAAACCCCGCACTTGCCACAAAATGCTGTTAAATGCAGGTTTTTTGGTCAATATTTAGAACAAATCGTAGCTAAAGAAACAATCTATGTAAATTCTCCAAAGATTAATACTACAATTGTTTTATTAATAAATCAATTGTCAAACTATCATTTAGAATTAAAACCACTTTCAAAAATTACTGATGAAGATGCAATGTCTATGTTTAGGGGAATTGTAAGTAATTATGTAGATGCCAAGCAATTTTTAGACGATTATAAAGCAATTGGATTTTTAGAACAAAGCGAAGTTGACTTTTTACGCTCAAAAGGTTACGCAGTTCCATTTATGAATTATTCAGTTGAAGATTTAATTTCATTCGGTTGGGTGCGGTTGGTTTAAACTTGTCAATTTAGTAGTAACTTAATAAATAACAAAAAAATGAATAATAACGCAGAAACTCGGCAATCAGCTATACAACTTGTTAGCGGTTCGTTGCAAGATATTCAGGAAATAATAGAATTTTTGCAATGGGCATTTAGAAAGATAGACAAAGGTGATACACCAGAAGAAACTGTTAGAATGTTGTTAATGAATAGAGCAAAAATTGACAATATAAAGTTCGATAGCAATGACTGCTAACGTTTGTAGCCTTGTGCTGGTGGCTTGAATCAAGACCATTGCCGACAAAAATAAAACAATGATTAAGAATATCCGAGTCATTTCGGACACAAAACCATATGCCACTAGCTCAAGACTAATGTTAGTGGCAGTTAAAATTCACACAAAATATGAAACCATTAAACGATTATCAAAAGAAACAAGTAAGATTAGTATTGTCTGATAAATTAGGATTTGATTTAGAAGATGTAGTAGATGAAGCAGAATTGTACAACGAGTTAGGAATGGATAGTTTAGATGCTATTGAGCTATTAATGGAATTTGAAGAAATGTTTAATGTTTCTATTCCTGATGCAGAAGCCGAAAAAGTAGTTAAAGTTTCGGATATATACGATTGCTTGATTAATTGCCACTAACGTTTTGCGTGTATACGAGGTACGCCAAACGATAAATTTAAAATTATAAACAAATGCTTGTAGGCGTATCTTGTATATACGCTGTTAGGCACAGTTAAATTAACGAAGATGGAATTAGAAACAAACGAACTTATCAGCCCACTTTTGGAGCAGATAGAAAAAGAGTGTGATGATTTAAAAGCATTTATTAAAGGTGGGGATTTCCCTTACCACAAATCATATTATTACAATAGAGTAGTGAAACATGCATCTGCAATGCTTTTATTGGCAGGGGAAATAAAGGCAATACATAAATTGCAAGACCACACAATAACAGAGAACGAATTTACTTCTCCAAAAGAGGAATTGATAAAGGGATTGTCTGATTGTAGGGTGGACACTTAATTGTGTCTAACGGTAGGGTATTGCCGAAGTTGGGGCTTTTAACCACTGAACTCTATTTGAAAAACAAAACTTTAATAATATGCAGACAGATTCTAAAAAGCACAAAAAACCCACTGACGCAAATAATGTGTTAGCAGCAGGACAAAAAATGTCGCAACTTTCTTTAAACACTATTTTAAAAATGTGCGAAAAACTAAATATTAACCTTGAAATTAAATTGTAGATTATGGAAAAAAACATTGACTGCATGAAGTATCGAAAATCAACTCACTTAGCTGGTGTTGATGTAGAAACAATTATTGACGACAAAGGTAGTTGTATATTAACCATCAAAGATGCGTACTATGATAAAGGAGTAGATGTGTCAGGAAATAAAACAGATGGTTACTTTTTGGAATTTGTAGAAGGTGTTAAGCCTATGGTTGTAAATTCCGTAAATAGAAAAACTATTTCAGATATTGTAAAGAAAACAAAAAACTTAAACTCGGTTGAAAGTAGAAACATTGGTAATTGGATAGGTTTAAAAATTGAATTACTTTTTGATCCAAATGTTAAAATGATGGGCAAAATTACAGGTGGTATTCGTATAGCTCCAATTTCTCCAATCCCTACTATTTCAGACGTAAACGGGTTATCGATTATGAACTCTTCTAAAACTTTATTAGAACTGCAAAACAACTGGAGCAAACTAACAAAAGAAGAAAAATCTATTCCGAGTATTGTAGCTTTAAAAGATAAACTTAAAACTACGCTTAAATAATGATAAATCATAACTACATAGAACAAAATTCAATTGAATGGCAAGAAATTAAGTGGGGTAAAATTGGTGGTACTTTATCTAAAGGTTTGTTTATTGATTCAGATACTTTGTTTTTAGAGATTTTTAGCCAACATATTGAGGAGTTCGAAATATCAGAAAGTTTTGAAAATGAAGCAATGCAAAGAGGTAAAGATTTAGAGCCGTTTGCATTAGAATTTATTTCAGGATATACAGGCATCGAGTTTTTAAAAACAGGTTGGTTAGAGTGTGAAGAAAATCATTTACTTGGTATTTCTCCAGATGGAATTTCTGAATGCGAAAAGTTTTCAACTGAAATAAAATGCCTTTCAAGAAAAGAACACACGAAACTTTTAGTAGAAGATGAATTACCAAAAGATAAACTTTGTCAAATTATTCATTATTTTACGGTAAACCCTAAATTAGAAAAGCTTTATTTTATTGCTTTTAGACCTGAAAGTATAAAACCCTATATTAAAGAATTTACACGTGAAAGTATTATTGATTTAGGCTGGAAAATAAAAGTAGAAGTAAAACAATACGGGCTTAAAGGTCAAGAAATAAAACCAAAAATAGAAAGTGTTTCTGATGTTAAAACTATTTTGGAATGGTCAAAAATAGCACTCAAAGAAGCTGATAAATTACAAATTAAAATAACTGAAACAATAAATAAATTAAATTTTTAAACAATGGAAGTAATCGGAAAAATAAAAGTAATCGGATCAGAACAACAAGTATCTGCAAGTTTCAAAAAACGCGAATTAGTAGTTACTACAGAAGAGCAATATCCTCAACACATTTTGATTGAGTTTGCACAAGACAAAACAGATTTGTTAAACAATTATAATGTTGGAGAACAAGTAAAAGTTTCTATCAATTTAAGAGGAAGAGAATGGGTTAATCCACAGGGTGAAACTAAATTTTTTAACTCTATCCAAGGTTGGAGAATTGAAAAAGTGCAAGCAGAAGCGCCAAGTGCACCACAAATGCCACCAATGCCTGCATCAGAAGCTTTTGAGCCAGCAACCAACTTTAAAGAAGAAGAACACAACGATTTACCTTTTTAGCATTAAAATTAAACCGATTTATTTTTTGTATTTCGGTTTTTTTTATTAAATTTGTATTCGTCAAGCTCTACTGACAAGAAAAGTTTAACGTTAAGTATTTAACGTAACCGAGAAACCGACATTAAGTGTAGAGCCTTTTTGTCGGTTTTCTCTTTTTATAATATTATGGATTTACAAAAGCAATTAAAATTTTTAGATAATTTTTCAGTAATTACAGTTGGCGAAAATAAAGTACCAAATTTTAGTTGGACTAAACAACAAACTGAAAAACTATCCGTAAAAGAACTTACCGAAAGATTAGAATATAAAGGAGGTAAAAAATGGACTGATAAAGAAGGTATAATTCACGAAATTAAGCCAACAACTGCTTTTGGATTGGTAACAGGTTTTGAAGATTTAGAGGTTATAGATGTAGATTTAAAAGTATTTAGCACCGCAAAAGAGCAAAAAGAATTTTGGAGTGAATATTTGCAAAACTTACAGGATAATATTTTAGACTTTGAAGATAAATTTGTAATTTATAAAACAAAAAATGCAGGTTACCATATAATATACAAAACAAAACGTGTTGAAGGAAATTTAAAACTTGCTAAACTTAAAGGTCATAAAGAAGCTGTTATTGAAACTCGAGGTCGTTATGGTTATATTTTTGCTTATCCTGAAAATAAAATATCAAAAAAGTCTTATTTTGAACTAGAATATATTTCAGATCAAGATAGAGAAATATTAATTTCATTTTCTAAAATGTATAACTACATTGAAGAGCACCCTATTGATATACCTAAAAAAGAAAAATTATCTTTTGAAGTTGGAGAAATTACTCCTTGGCAAGATTTTAACGAAAAAACTAATATTTGGGACATTGTTTCAGATGAATTTTCAATAGTTTCTAATAACAAAAAACACATTATAATAAAAAGGCATGGCGCTACTTCTGTACACAGCGGTTATATTTTCAAAGATAGTGGTTGTATGTATCTATTTAGTACAGGTACAAATTACCCTAACGAAAAATTAATAACCCCTTTTTTAGCGTATACAATTAAATATCATAATGGGGATTTTTCAGAAAGTACAAGAACTTTATATAAAGAAGGCTTTGGAAGTAGAGTTAAAAAAATTCTTAAAGAAGTAGTTTATTTACCAAATAACGAAAAATTAGTTGAGGAATTCAAGTATAATAAAACCGATTTAGTATTTCCTATTGATATATTTCCAAATCCAATACAAAGCTATATTTTAGAGTGCAATTCAAAGTTAGATTCAAAAGTTGACTATATGGGATGTTCTTTACTTTGGTTGATTTCTGTCAGTATTGGTAACGCTATTGAAATTGAAGTTAAAAGGGGTTGGAATGAAAATGCTACTATATGGATTTCTTTAGTTGGTAAAGCTGGTATTGGTAAAACGCCAAGTATTAATAACATCATTTTTCCACTTCAAAAAGTAAATAGTCGTGAAATTAAAAACTATTATAAAGAACTTGAAAAATTTGAGTATTATGATAATTTAAGTAAAAAAGAAAAGGAAGAAAGTATTGAAGTTCAAAAGCCAATTAAAAAACAATTTATTGCAAACGATATTACACTTGAAGCATTGGTTGATTTGCACCAAGAAAGCGACAATGCAGTAGGGGTGTTCAAAGATGAGCTAGCTGGTTGGTTAAAAGATATGAATAAATATCGTGCTGGTTCAGACCTTGAATTTTGGCTATCTTGTTGGAGTGGTAAATCAGTTTCTTTAAATCGTTTAACCCGAAAAGGTTCTTTTGTTGAAAAACCTTTTATTCCTGTTTTGGGTGGTATACAGCCAAATATTTTAAATTCATTTTATACTGAAGAAAATAAAGATAACGGTTTTATGGACAGAATGCTTTTGTCTTTCCCTGATTCTAAAATTGAATTATACAATGAAAATGAATTAGAATACGAATTACTCGAATGGTATAAAGATAATATGATTTGTTTTTATGATACTATTAAAACGGTAATAAAAAGAGATAAAGATGAAAATATTGAAAGTTTAACAGCTAAATTTGATGATGAAGCAAAAAAAGAATGGATGCGTATATTTAACGAAATATCTAATTTTCAAAATGATGATAACGAAAATGAGTATTTAAAATCAATGTATCCAAAGCAAAAATCTTACATACCACGTTTTGCATTAATTATACACGTTTTTAATGAGTTTTTTAGTCCGGGTGGTAATACTTTGCTAATTAATAAAGAAAGCGTTTTAAAAGCTGAAAAATTAAGTAAATACTTTATAGCTACAGCTAAAAAAGTAAAAGTTAATTCTGTTGAATTTTCAAATATAAAATCAACTGCAAAGGCTGGTAAAAATAATTTTGAAAAGTTAAAGTTAATTTATGAAGAAAATCCAGAATTTAATAGAAGTCAAACTGCTGAACTTTTAGGAATTAGCAGAACACAAATTTTAAGGCTATTAAAACAGATTCAAGGTGTAACATAGTGTAACTACTATGTTATACATAGGTTACAGTAAAAATTCAATAAAATAAAGGGTTAACGGTGTTTTTAAGTGTAACGTGTAACCTGTGTTACAGTAGGCAAAATAAAAATAAAAATAATAAAAAATAATTTTTGTGTAACATAAGTGTAACCGTTACAGTAAAAACGGTGTTAAGTACTGTAAACATTGAAAAATAGGTGTAACGTATAGGTGTAACGTAGGTTACAGTAACGTTACAGTAAAAAAAATAAAATATGCAATACAATTTACTACAAAAAAGTTATGATTTGCAATGTGAATTATTTATAAACGGATTTATAAAATGGATTGATTTTGTAAAATTAGAAAATGAATATTTTAAACGAAAAGAAACTTTTACAATATGCTTAAATTAAATAATTATGAATAAAGAAAACAAAAAACTACTTGAAGAATTATATTTAAAACATACTAAAATTAATTATCCTAATTTTCCAGCCTTTGCAATACCTCCAGAAAAATTTAGTGATACAACAGCAAATGAACTAACAAAGACTATTTGTAAATTTATTAGCTATATTGGTGGACAGGCTGAAAGAATTAGCAATCAAGGTCAGTATAGAGATAATACTAAAGTTGTTACTGATGTGTTAGGTAGAAAAAGAACTATAGGTTCAGGTACTTGGACAAAAGGACAAGGAACAAACGGAACAGCAGATATAAGCGCAATATATCGTGGTAAATCTTATAAAATAGAAGTAAAGATTGGAAAAGACAGAATGAGCCAAGCGCAATTAAAATACAAACAAGAAGTCGAACGTGCTGGAGCTATTTATATTATAGCTCGTAATTTTGACGATTTTATTAACGAATTTAGAGAATACGCAAAAAAATGAAACTATTCTACATTATTAAAGAAAACAGAATATACACAGACCTACGAAATCAAACCGCACCAAGTGGAAGACCTTTCAGGCTTATATCGGTTGTAAAAGAAACTCGTAAGCCTTCAAAGTTTATTAATAAATCTGAAAAATGGAACTGGTTTTTAGAATATAGGTATACAGATAAATTAAACTTACAAGAAGGATTCGATATTGAAATTGATTATAATGATAATTTTGTTACCTTTGTAAAAATACAAACAGATTAAAAAAAATTAGATTATTTGTATTATGGTATTAAATAAAAATGTAAATTTTTTTAACTTAAATTATATAGATTATGGAATGTACTTGTAAAATACTTATTACTGATAAAAAAGGAATTCAAAATATCAATAAAGATTATGGCAAGACCGAGCGAATATAACTATGAATTATGCGAAGAAATTTGCAACGAACTTGCAGAAGGGCAAAACATAAAACGCATACTTGATTCAAAATATGAATATCCTGATTGGACTACTTTTAGGCGTTGGAAGAATCAAAATGAAGAATTACGCACCCTGTATATAAATTCACAGCAAGACAAAGCTATTGCATTAGAAAACGAATTAGATGATTTAAGGGATATGCTAACTTCAAAAGAAATTGACGCATCTACTTACAATGTATTAGCTCAAACTATTAAATGGAAAATGGCTAAATTTTATCCTAAAGTTTTTGGAGATAAAACAGATATTACAAGCGGTGGGGAGAAAATTAATACGATTTCAAAAACTTTAGAAGTTACAATAGTTAAACCATTAGAAGAAGATTAATGAATTTTAAAGCTACTATTGTTTATCAAAAAAATTACGATGCTATTAATAAAAAATGCTACATCGTTAAAAGAATTAAAGATAATATCTTTGACTTTTTTGTTATTGATAACAATGGGACTTATAAAAAACATTCTCAATACGAAGTTGATTTAATAAAATATCAATTAGACGAGTTTTCTGAATATTCTTTTTTATCAATTATAAAAGATAAAGAATTTCCAACTGAATTAATTTATAATCGTTATAGATATATTTGTAACAAAGGGAGTTCAAGAAGTAGTAAAACTATTTCTTTGATTGATTTATACGATACTTATGGTAGAGCGCATTTAAACAAACGAATGACTGTTTGGCGTGACACTAAAACAGATTGTAAGAAAACAGTTCTTAACGATGCTTTGAAGCGTTTAAAAACTACTAATCGTTATAAAGTTGATAGTGACTTTAATAAAACTGAAAGCATAATTACTTACAATACAGAAAGTACTTTTGAAATACATGGAACAGATGACGAAGAGGCAGTACACGGATTAGAACAAGATTTAGCCTGGTTTAATGAGCCATATAAAATATCTAAAGACACGTTTGATCAAATCGACATGAGAACAAAAGACTTTGTTTTTATTGATTTAAACCCTAAAAAAGACCATTGGACTGACGACATAGAAAAAGACCCAAGAACTATATTAATACATTCTACTTTTAAGGATAATCCATTTTGTCCTTTAGAACAAAGAACAAAGATTTTAGGTTATCAACCAGTTAGACGAAGCTATGTAGTTGAAAACAATTTAATTCAAGAAGTTGATTGTTTTCAATATGATTTTGAGGCGAATAATCTAAAATTTGAAAGCAAACACCTAAGAGAATTATTGCGTTGTGTGCTTAATGAAGAAAAAAGAAGCGCAGATGTTGTTAAGTGGGATATTTATGGATTAGGAGTTAAAGCAGAAGTTCCTGAAAGAATATTTAATTGGGATGAAATAGATTACTTTGATTATTTAAGATTACAAACAAATACAATTCTTTATGGTGTTGACTGGGGTAAAGTTGATAAATTTGGAATAGTTGAAGCTAAATATTATGATGGAAACCTATACTTACATGAATTAAACTATGATAGTGAGGATCAGTGGAAAAAGAAAATAACACCACAAGAACGAAATTTAATTAAAGACAGGAGTGAGGGTTTTGTCACTTGGATTTTCCAAAAATTAAACATTCCATATGATAAAGACATTATTTGCGATAATAATAGACCTTTAAAAATATTAGCATTACGTGATAACGGATGGGATAACGCAATAGGTATAGTTAAGAAGAGTGGAAGTATTATTGATGGGATTGATTTACTTGATAATTTAAACGTTTATTATACTTCAACATCATTAAATATTAAATATGAGCAAGAGAATTATAGGCGTTCAAAAGATAGATATGGAGTTATTCAGGACGAACCAGTTGACGCAGATAATCACTTAATTGACCCAGCGAGATATATTGCTTTATATTTACAACAAGAAGGAATTATTAATGTAGTTTAGATACGCACACAGATTTATTGAAAATAATTAACTATATTTATTATATACAAATAATTAT